TGTTGGTGATGGAAGATAAAGAGGTGTTTTGATGATTGGATGCATTTTGCGTTCTTTGGCGTACCGTATTTTAGACAAAGAACTTCGTGAGAATTGGATTCATCGTGCACATTTCAATGAATACACAAAATGGATGAGTCGTGATTTTCCTGTCATGGAGGATATGTATGAAGCATTTAAGAACAAACCATATGGTAGCAATATTAGTGTAAGTAGTCACCGTGAGGAAATGGCTAAAAAGCATCTATCTAAGAAATCCGATTCATTGAAGGGTTGGGATGATGCTAGGGATGCAATGTTTAGGGCCTCACAAAAATAGATATAGGAGTAGGAAATGCAAAAAGCCGTGTTTCCTATCCAGAGTCATGCAGACATCACCAAAGCCATTAACTACATGCACACCCATTACACTCAAGCGATTAATGAGGGTAAGCCGTTGGTGGTGAGGATCAATCAAACACCAGATGAACGGTCAGCAGCGCAGAATAGGCTTTACTGGAAATGGGTTGGTGAGATTAGAAGAAAGACTGGTCAGGATGAAGATTCACTCCATTACGAGTTTAAGAAGAAGTTTCTGATTTATATCTATCGTCGAGATGACCAGCAGTTTGCTGAAATGTGTCATGCCATTGCCAAGGTGAAGCAAACCGAACCAGATGAGTATAAGGCTATTGGCGAGCAGGTCATCAGGATTTGCAGCACAACCAAGGCGACAGTGAAGCAGATGACTGAATATTTGAATTATGTGCATGACTTTGCTGTGACTCAGTTGCATGTGCATTTGACTGTGCCGGATGATTTGAAGTGGTGTTATCAAGATGAAGCGTCCTTATCCCCCTATTCAAGATAATCAGAACACAGATGTTGAAGATGATGAGTTTATTGAAAGTGGTGGACTGCTTCACTTCGAGCCAGCAAACAATGATTTATGGCCGTGGATTAGAGCAACCTTTCTTGAATCATGGGGAAAACTCCACAATCCAGATCATGAACACCTATTAAGCTTTCAACCTCCTGAAATCTCATTTCTTTGGGCCTACACCAAATGTGAAGCTAAAGATCGTCGTGTGCTAGGTCAGACTGAACGAGTGATGATTAATGTGGGTGGTTGGCGTAAAGACCGGCAAGAACTTCAGTTGATTGACTGGTTTGGTGATGTGCCTAAATACATCATTACCTTAGATGCGCGTGTATGCCAGGTGATGAGTGATGTGGATTTCTGCGCACTGGTAGAACACGAGCTTTACCACATCGGACATAAAAAAGATAAGTATGGTGAGTTTGAATACAACTCAATGGGTGAGCCTCGATTGTTCTTACGTGGTCACGACGTTGAAGAATTCCATGGTGTAGTCCAGCGTTATGGTGCATCACCAGATGTCCAAAAAATGGTAGAGCTTGCAAATGATGGTCCAACTATATCTCGGGCTAATATTGCTCATGCATGCGGTACGTGTTTACTGAAACTTGCGTAGGAGAATTCTTTACGTAGCTATACAAAGGGGTGGTTATGGCAAAACTCACTGAACCTATGAAAATCTTTATAGTTCAAAGTCTTGCTTGCTTTGAAACACCTCAACAAGTTGCAGATGCTGTAAAGGCTACTTTCAAGGTTGAGATCGAGAGAATGCAGTGTGCAAACTACGATCCAACCAAGCCGACCGGCGAAAAAATGAGTCAAAAATTAAAGGACTTATTTTACAGAACCCGGGAAGATTTCAAGAAGAATATCGAAGACATTCCGATTGCCAACAAAGCATTCCACTTTAAAGAACTCCAAAAGATGTATGACGATTGGGGTAAAAACAAAGTCATGCGGCAGAACGTGCTTAAACAGGCGCAAGGACTGCTTCAATCGAGTAAAGGTGCTGGTCCAAGTGGTTTATCTGAAAAAGAACAGATTGAAATTGAGATTAAGCGTTTAGAGCTTGAGAAGCTGCAAAAAGAAGTAAGACCTCCTGCAACTCGACCTCCTGAGGAAGATTACAAAATCAGCCTGAGCCCTGATGAGGAAATTCCAAATGAGCCAATTCTTTGAGCCACCAGAAGGTGCAGTCACTCTTACACCAAAGCAAGCCAATATCTATTTATGGGGCTGGCAGAAAGAAGCGCGTTTTCGTGATGCTGTATGTGGTCGACGTTTTGGCAAGACATTCTTGGCTAAGGCTGAGATGCGTCGAGCTGCACGACTGGCAGCTAAATGGAATGTGTCGGTTGAGGATGAGATCTGGTATGCAGCACCTACATTCAAGCAGGCTAAGCGTGTTTTCTGGAAGCGATTAAAACAGGCTATTCCACCATCATGGCGCGCAGGAAAACCAAACGAAACTGAATGCACGATCACTTTAAAGAGTGGTCATGTAATGCGTGTGGTTGGTCTGGATAACTATGATGACCTTCGTGGATCCGGCTTATTTTTCCTGATCATTGATGAATGGGCGGACTGTAAATGGGCTGCATGGGAAGAAGTGTTGCGTCCAATGCTTTCAACCTGTAAGTACATCGTGAATGGCGAACAGCGTGTTGGTGGTCATGTTTTAAGGATTGGCACGCCAAAAGGCTTTAACCATTGCTATGACACTTTCATGGATGGTCAGCCGGGGCATGAACCTGATTGCCGCAGCTTTTCCTATACCTCATTACAAGGTGGGAATATTCCTGAATCGGAAATCATTGTTGCCAAGCGCAAGATGGACCCGAAAACATTCAGTCAGGAATATGAAGCTAGTTTTGAGAGTTATCAGGGCGTTATTTATTACTGCTTTAACCGGGTACTCAATAGCTCAAGTGAAACGGTTCAGGATGGTGACACGCTTCATATCGGCATGGACTTTAACGTTACCAAAATGGCCGCTGTGGTTTATGTGCGTCGTGGTGACACCATGCATGCAGTAGATGAGTTTGTGAATCTATTTGATACGCCTGCAATGATTGAAGCGATTAAGGAGCGGTATCCAAAGTATTCAATTGGTGTCTACCCAGATGCTTCGGGTGATAACCGGAAGTCTGTTGGCGCAAGTTACACAGACATTTCTTTGCTAAAAAACGCTGGCTTTAATGTTTTTGTGAATACCACAAACCCATCAGTTAAGGATCGCATTAACTCCATGAATGGGATGTTATGCAACACGCTTGGCGAACGAAAACTATTTGTGAATGTGGATAAGTGTCCACACTTTTCGAAATGCCAAGAGCGTCAAATTTATGACGAGAATGGACAACCAGACAAGAAAGCAGGCTTTGATCACATGAACGATGCTGGCACATATCCAATTGCCTTTATGTTCCCTGTGAAAATTAAACAAGATCCAATAGAAATCAATCCAATCCCAACAATCAATCGTTGGTAATCAAATGGAGTCAAGTCGTGACTGATAAAGCAGATCGACTTGCCAAAATCCACGAAACCGCAAAGAAACAATTTGATAAAGCTCAAGGTGCTGTTGCTGATGAACGTCAGCAGTGCTTGGAGGATCGTCGTTTTTATTCTATTGCTGGGGCTCAGTGGGAAGGCAAGTTAGGCGAGCAGTTTGAAAACAAGCCTAAATTTGAAGTCAATAAGATTCACCTGGCTGTCATTCGCATTATCAATGAGTATCGCAATAACCGCATCGGTGTGAACTTCATTAGTAAAGACGGTGTGAATAATGATGATCTGGCCGATACCTGTGCAAAGCTTTATCGGGCAGATGAACAGGATTCTGGTGCGGATGAAGCCTATGACAATGCATTCGAGGAAGCAGTAGGCGGTGGCTTTGGTGCTTGGCGTTTACGTGCTGAATATGAAGATGAAGATGATGAAGAGAACGAGCATCAGCGAATCAGAATAGAACCTATTTTTGATGCTGATACATGCGTTTTCTTTGATCCCGACGCTAAACGCCAAGATAAGGCAGATGCGAAATACTGCTTTGTTTTGACTTCAATGTCATGTGATGCATTCAAAGAAGAATATGGCGAAGATCATGATCCATCATCATGGGATAAGACTACTACCAATAGTCACTTTGATTGGGCATCGAAAGACTCTGTTTATGTCGCTGAATACTACAAGGTTGAAAAGGTTAAAGAGAAGATTCATATCTTCCGGTTAATCGACGGATCTGAAGAACGTTATACAGCGGAACAGCTTGAAGAGGATCCAAGCATTCTTGATGAACTGAATGCAACTGGTGCACAACAAGTCCGGGTACGTGATTTTGAACGTAAGCGCGTTCATAAGCTTCTTATGTCTGGTCTGGGGGTTCTTGAAGATTACGGCTATATCGCTGGTCGTCATATTCCAATCGTGCCGGTATATGGCAAGCGCTGGTACATCGACAACGTAGAGCGTTGTATGGGCCATGTGCGACTTTGTAAAGATGCTCAGCGACTGAAGAACATGCAGTTGTCCAAGCTTGGTGAAATCAGTGCCACTTCAAGTGTTGAGAAGCCGATTCTGGCTCCTGAACAGGTTGCTGGCGTTTCGCATATGTGGGCGAATGACAATATTCAAAACTATCCGTACTTGTTGGCTCATCCACTTAAAGATGCGATGGGTAATGTTGTTGCTCAAGGCCCAGTAGCATACACCAAACCGCCAAACGTACCGCCAGCAATGGGTGCGTTACTTCAATTAACAGAAGTGGATATTAAAGATCTTCTAGGGAATCAAGAGCAGGGTGAAAAGATAAGCTCCAATGTGAGTGCAGAAGCTATTGATTTGGTGCAAAACCAGCTTGGCATGCAATCTTTCATCTACATTTCGAACTTTGCTAAAGCGGTGCGTCGTTCTGGTGAAATCTGGTTGAGCATGGCCTCTGAGCTTTATGTTGAAGATGGCCGGACGATGAAGACGGTGGGGAATCAGGATGAGATTGACTCCATCGAGTTATTCAAGCCTGTTTATAACCCTTCTTCTGGTGAGGTTGAGCATACAAATGACTTAACCAAAGCCAAGTTTGATGTCGCAATCGATATTGGACCAACATCGACCAGCAAGCGTAATGCAACCGTACGTTCACTAACCAGCATGCTTCCTCTTGTGTCAGACCCAATGGACCAGCAAGTGCTGAGCTCAATGATCATGATGAACATGGAAGGCGAAGGTGTTAATGAAGTGCGCGACTATTATCGCAAGAAATTGCTGCGTATGGGTGTTGTAGAGCCGACTAAGGAAGAAGCTCAGCAACTCGCGCAAGAAGCTCAAAATCAAGAGCCTGATGCAAATACGCTGTATCTGCAATCCGAAGCTGAAAAGAATGAGGCGCTGGCCATTAAGGCTCAAGCAGATACCGAATTAACTTTAGCTCGATCCGAAGAAACCAAAGCAAAAACTGTTGATGTGCTCTCAAGACTTGATCTTGAAGAACAGCGCACACTAATGGAATTGCTTGGGAAAATTTCACAAAACCAAACGGCAACCGTTCAGCCTACACAGAACGAGGAAGTGCAATATGTCAATTGAAGACCTGCGTACAGAACTGGATGAAGAAGACAACATTGACCCGATTGAAGACAATCAGGAGGATGAAAATCAGGAAGATCCAGAAGAAACCCAAGATGAATCAAACCATTCTGATGATGAGACATCTGAAGATGAAGAGTTTGTCATTACGGTAGGTGATGAAGAGCCGGAACCATCCGATGACGATGATTTTAGCGGCAAGCCAGCACCAGCATGGGTAAAAGACCTTCGCAAGCAAAGTCGTGAAGATAAAAAGCGCATCAAGGAGCTAGAAGCTCAGGTGCAACAGGCTAAACCGGCTGAGAAGCCGATTGAAGTTGGGCCTAAACCAAAACTTGCCGACTTTGATTATGACGAAGATCAATTCGAAAGCGCAGTTGAACAATGGCATGAGCGAAAACGCCAAGTTGAACAGCAACAGGCAGCAAAACAGGCTGAAGAAGAAAAAGCTAAGCAGGCATGGCAGCAGAAAGTGCAAAGCTATGAAGAGCGTCGTCAAAATGTAGCATCCAAAGTTAAAGACTTTGAGGAATTAGAAGAAGCTGCAAAAGACAAGCTCACACCAACCCAGCAAGGCATCTTGATTCACGCAGCCGAAAATCCTGAACTGATCATGTATCACTTGGGTAAAAACCCGAAGAAAGCCCAAGAGCTTTCAGCGATTACTGACCCGGTTCTATTCGCCTTTGCAGCCGCAAAACTGGACTCTCAAATGAAAATTCAGACACGTAAGCCAGCCACTCAACCAGAAAAGAAACCAAGCGGTTCAGCTGGATTAGCTGGTGCGGTAGATCAAAAGTTAGCGCAACTCGAAGCGAAAGCGGCGAAAACTGGTGATCGTACCGAACTAATCAAGTACAAAAAATCTCTACAGAAATAAGGTAATTCTATATGCCAAACTCTTTTGCTAAAAAAATTGACGTATTCTTTGATGATGTTGTGGCTGGCTTTGATGCGACCAACATCAGCTCTAAAAACGTTTCTCAATACAAAGCACCTGCTGAAGCACTTGCTTTGAATGGTCAGACTTTCCACCGTCCAATGCCTTTGATGACAGAAATTGTTGATGGTCGTGACATCTCTGGTCAATATAAAGACCTGGTGGAGCTTACTGTTCCAGCTACTTTGACTGAATCACACATCCGTAACGTGCCAGTCAAATTGACAGGTGTGGATCTGAACAACCCTTACGCTTTTGACAATATCGTGAAGACTTCCAATATCCTGCTTTCTAACAAGCTGGATACTTTGGTTGCTAACCGTATTGCAGAACGCGGTACTTTAGCAGTGATCAATTCGGGTGCGATTGATACCTACGATGATGCTGCAGAAGCTGATGCCCTGATGCTTGAGCAACAAGCGACTCGTGGCGAGCGTATCATGCTGCTGAACCCACGTATGGCGAAAAACCTTGCTGGTAACTTGGCTGCGCGTCAAACCATGAATACAGCTCAAATGAATGCGTATCAGCGCTCAACTTTGCCACCGATTGCAGGCTTCGATACTTTCCGTGTTGATTATGGCCGTGCTATTGCTGGTTCGGCTGGTTCTGGCTACCTTGTCAGCGGTGCACAGTCTTACACGCCAGTTTCTGCTGATGCGAATGGCATCCCGGCTGATAACCGCACTCAGACTTTAGCGGTTAAAACTGGTACAGGTGCTGCAGTTGGTGATGTGTTTACAATCGCAGGTGTATATGCGGTTGGTCATATCAACAAACAGTCTACTGGACAGTTGAAAACTTTCCGTATTCTTGCAATCAATGGTGGTAATTGGACAATTTCACCTGCAATCGTTCCTGCAGATGGCACCGCAGTAGCTCAAAAAGCTTATGCAAACGTGACCACTGGTGCGGCAGCAGATGCGGCAATTACCATCCTGAACAAAAAGACCTCTGCAGCAAGCGTGTTCTATGAAAAATCAGCGATTGAAATTGTGCATGCTGACTTCAACACTGAGCCGTTTGAAGCTTCTGGTAAGCGTGTTCGTAAAGCAACCACTGACAGCGGCATCCAGATTGTGATGTTGTCCGATTCCAACGTCGATACATTGGCGGCTAACTACCGTTTGTTTGTGTGGGCGAACGTGGAAGTGCTTAACCCTGAATTGGCCGGCATCATGCTGGAAAATCAGACCTAATAATAAAACCGTGACGACAAATGCCCGCTATATGCGGGCGTCGTCATTTTTTGGAGTAGTGGAATGTCGAATTATCCAAAAATGCTCTACAAGGGCAATAAAACAGATTACGAACATCAAACCGCATCGAATGAAGAGTCAGAAAAAGAACTGCTTGATTCTGGCTGGGTGGGGTTTGGTGATTTACCGGAAGATCCTTATCTATTTGCGCCAATGGTGCCGGCTGCATCACCAGACAAGAAATATGCATCGGGTAGCGCAGATGGCTTTAGCGTAGCCAAACAAAATAAAGAGCTCCAAGAACAATTGGACGCTCAAACCAAGGAAAACACCAAGCTAAAAGAAGAGCTGGTCGAAGCTTTGAAAGACAACCAAGAGCTACGCAAACAGATCCGCTTCAAGGAACTGGAAGATAAGCCAGCGGATGAGCTCAAAGCCATTCTTGATGGGGCTGAAATTAAATACAAAGCCAATGCGGGCAAGCCTGAATTAGCTCAGTTGGTGCTGGATCATGAGTCTAAAGACTCTGAATAAATAAGAGGTGCTAAATGTCCTGGACTAAAAGACAAATCGTTGAGCAGGCTCTTGAGGAACTAGGACTTGCATCTTATGTGTTCGACATGCAGCCGGAGCAAGTGGAAAGTGCAAAGCTCAAACTCGACACTATGATGGGTCTATGGGATGCCAAGGATATCCGCTTTGGTTACCCATTGGGCTCAAGCGCCAAAAGTGGCGATCTGGATGAGGAAACTCATATTCCAGATTATGCAGTTGAAGCGGTTCGTTTAAATCTGGCGATTCGACTGGCTGGATCATTTGGCAAGGCTGTGCCGGTTGAGTTAAAAGCTATGGCGAAGGATGCGTTTGAAACGATTCAATTAGCCATGCTTAGTAATCCACCTAGAGTTCGGCTTAACCCTTCTTTACCGCGTGGTGCTGGTCATAAAGGCGGTTGTCTGCCTTTCATCGAAAGCACTCCAACCAAAACAGTTTTTGCACCTGATACCTCTGTGAGTTTCTCGAATGAATAAACGATTAAGTAATACGGATCGTATTGGTCCATGTGATTCTATTGTGATCTGGAGTGGTGATAATGGTGACTTTCGTGGTGTGCCGCTTGATGTTTTAAAAGAAACTATTAAGCCAGAGCAAGGTAATCAATCCTCTTTGCTTGTCCAGCACTTCAACCCGAATACCAATTTCACACTAAATATCGATAATCATGAAGTTGGCACATATCTGGTTTTAAACCCATCTACAAGTATTACAACCGGATCCATTAAACTCCCAGAACGTTATGAAGTTACAGATGGGCAAGTTGTATTGGTGGCATGTTCTCAGCAGGTTACAAACTTCTCAGTCGATGGAAATAATGCACTTGTCATTGGTGCGCCAAATGCTTTAGCAGCGAACGGCTTCTTTAAATTGAAATACGACAAGCTTTCAAATACCTGGTATCGCGTGGGGTAACTATGCAAATCCCTATCCTTGATGGAATCTATACAGATAATAACTCTGACTTTCGCACAGCTTACCCTGTCAACCTGATTCCAGTGCCAAAAGGACAGGGGATTTCAGCCGGATACTTACGGCCAGCGGAGGGCATCAATCATTTTGCAGATTTACCCGGTGTGGATCGTGGCGGTATTGTTTGGCGTGGTGAGCATTACCGAGTTTGCGGCACAAAATTTGTAAAAATCTCAGCATCTGGACAGGTTGTTGAGTTAGGTGATGTGCAATCAGGTGGACTGTGTTCATTTGATTACTCATTTGATTATCTAGCTATTAACGCAGGAAACGCCTTGTACTTATACAACGGCACACTCAAACAAGTCACTGACTCCAATCTGGGTGTTGTGCATGATGTGATTTGGGTGGATGGCTATTTCATGACAAGCGACAGCAATAATATTGTTGTCACTGAATTAAATAATCCATTTGAAGTAAACCCGCTTAAATATGGTTCTTCAGAAGTCGATCCCGATCCTATCGTTGGTCTAATCAAGCTTCGAAATGAAGTATATGTGTTAAACCGACACACTATTGAAGTGTTTGATAACGTCGGCGGTGAATACTTCTCATTCCAGCGCATTGATGGCGCTCAAACTATGAAAGGTACACTAAGCAAAAAGACTGCATGTGTTTATATGGATGCAATCGCTATGCTTGGCAGTGGTCGAAATGAAGCAATTAGCGTTTATGTTGCTGGAGCTGGAACAACTCAAAAGGTAGCAACCCGTGAAGTTGAGCAGATCCTTTCAAGCTATACAGAAAGCCAATTAACGGATTGTTTGATTGAATCGCGTCAGATCGACGGCCATTCATGGTTATACATCCACCTACCAAATCAGACTTTGGTTTATGACTCACTAGCTTCACAGGCTACAGGTCAACCAACCTGGTTTATTTTGAATAGTGGCAAAGGCTACACGGCACGAAATATGACGTATGCCTATAACAAATGGTTCGTAGGTCATACCACTGAGCCGAAGCTTGGCACATTAACGGATGAAACTGGTGAACACTGGGGGAATGAAGTTGAGTGGCAGTTTGGCACAGCCATTGTGTACAACGAATCAAGCGGTGCAATCTTCCATCAGCTTGAATTGGTGGCCTTAACTGGTCGTAATGCCTTCAATAAAGAAACCCGTATTTATACGCAGTACTCTGTTGATGGTATTGAGTGGTCCATGCCTAAATTTATCAGTGTAGGTAAGCGTGGAGAGCGCACAAAACGCCTTGTATGGTTCCAGCAGGGATATATGCAAAATTGGCGTATTCAGCGATTTACAGGAACGTCAGCAGCGCGTTTATCGGTTGCACGACTAGAGGCAAAAGTAGAGCCACTGGGGGCTTAAATGTTAGTTAGACCTAAAAAACCAAGCCGTGAAGAACTTGCCAAGATCTTTAAAGATCCGCGGGTATTAAAAGCATTTGAGCAAGTGTTTGATGTGGTTCCTGGTGAGTTCAATCGGCAAGACAGCAGTATTGAGGAAGTCCTATTTGCAGCAGATAACGCGACCACTCAGGCAGCATTGGCCATTGCGCTCATTGGCGCGGTTGAAGCACTGGCAGAAGTGAAGGCAATGGAGCCAGTGCATCAATGCAATTGCCAGCATGACGACTTAACACCACGTTATGAGCATGCTATGCCAGACCACATCGAACCCACTCAAATTCAATATCAGGAAATTAACTCATTGGAGCTGATCTAATGGCTGTCAAAGTAAAAAATATAATCCCTTCAAAACGTCTGGAAGCCGCACAAACCAACCAGCACATTGCATCGGTTAAAACCATGATTGACAAGGTGACGGTGACTAATACAACAGGCGCAGCAGTGACGTTTAGCTGTAATCTGGTGCCGTCTGGTGGTGCTGTAGGTGATGGCAATGCAATCATTAAGGATAAGGCGGTAGCAACTGGCGAAACCTATGTTTGCCCTGAGTTGGTTGGCCATGTTCTTGAATCTGGCGATGCGATTAGCATGATTGCAAGTGTTGCGGATTCACTCACGATTCGTGCATCAGGTCGAGAGGTCACATGATTACATTGCAGCCTCTGAATGATCTGGACCTTATAAACCGTGTGATTTTAGATGCTGCAGTAAATGACGATATATCAGACGATGCATCAAAGAATCACGAAATTCAGCAATTACCTCACGCTTTTGAATGTCTTGGCATCTACCAGGATGAAAAAATCAAAGGTCTATTCATGCTGGTTCCGCAAAATGCAGCAACAGCAGAGATTCACACCTGTTTATTGTTACGTGGAAAAGAGGCATTTCAGGCAGGGCAATTACTGCTTGATTACCTATTCAGCAATTATCAAAAAGCAATTTCTTATACACCTTCGACCAACAAAAAAGCCTTATTTTATGCGCTTCGACTTGGATTTAAAAAAGAAGGTGTTTTGACTCAATCATTCTTAAAAAATGGCGTGTTGGTTGATCAGGTAGTGGTTGGACTGACCAAAGGAGAGTATTTATGCCAGTTGCAGCAGCGGTAGGTGTTGGCGTTGTTGGTAGTGTTCTATCCAGCAGGGCTCAAAGAAAGTCGGCAAACGCAGCAGCAAACGCCCAGGTTGCTGCTTCAGAGATGGGAGTTGAAGAACAGCGTCGGCAGTTTGATGCAGTTCAAAAACTCTTAAAACCTTATGCTGATGCCGGTCTTGGTGGTCTAACTGGGCAACAAGACTTGCTTGGTATTAATGGCAATGCAGCCCAACAGGCCGCTATTAATAATATTAATAACAGCTCTGAAATGCAGACTTACCTTAAACAAGGTGAGAACGCTATTTTGCAAAATGCATCAGCTACTGGTGGTCTTCGTGGTAGCAATACTCAGGCAGCATTGGCACAGTTTAGACCGCAGCTACTGAATCAGCTAATCAATCAGCGCTATCAAAATTATGCCGGACTTACAGCATTAGGTCAGAACGCAGCAGCTGGAACAGGGAATGCTGGTATGCAGACTGCAAGCAATATTTCAAACCTGTATCAGCAGACTGGCGCTGCTCAAGCAGGTGCAGCACTTGCCAATGGTCAAGCTAATGCAAATATGTGGAACGGTCTAACCAGTGCGATTGGTCAGATCGGCGGTATGAAGATGATGGGGATGTTTTAATTATGCAGCCTATTAATTATATGCTTGATGTGCAAAACCCGGTTCAAACTGCAGTAACCGGTCTTACTCAAGGCATGCAGATCGGCCAGTTTGTGCAAGCCAAAGAACAAGCTGAACGTGAAGCCATTCAAAAGCAGCAAATGCAAGAAGAGCTTTCAGCCTTTGCATCCAAGCCAAATAAGACTCATGACGATTACGCCAACATTATGGCGAAGTATCCAGCTTTAGCAGAAGATTTTAAACGATCTTATGATGTTCTGGACTCAGGGAAGCAGCAAGCCACCTTTAAAACAGCGTCACGTATTTATGCAGCGACAGCAAGTAAGCGCTTTGACTTAGCCAAATCAATTCTGGAAAATGAAGCGGTTGGTTATGAGAATTCGGGCGATAAAGAAACGGCTGGTTATTTGCGCCAGATGGCAACTATGGCCGAAACAGATCCCGAGGGACTTCAAACTTTAACCGGACTTACTCTTGCCTCAACCAATCCAAGCCAGTTTAAAGATGTGCTGGGCGCATTGAATCAAAACGATTTAACACCGTTTGAGATCGAAAACAAACAAGCTCAGACTGGTAAAACCAAGGCTGAAACCGAAAAAACCGAAACCGAAACGCTTTGGTACGGTGATAAAACTCAGGCCGAGATCGACAATATTGAATCTCAGATTGAGGATCGCAAAACAGGTCGTGTTCTTGAACAGCAAAAAATGCAACTGGACAACGATCAGTTTTATTCAAAGCTTGACCAGGATCAGCAGCAGTTCTATGAAAAATTGAATCAGGAAGAGCGAAAGATTGCCCAGACTGTGTTTAATGTCAAAGAAAAGCCTGAACAGCGCATGGAGCGATTGGAAAAGGTTGAGGGCTTTGCGACAGCAGCCAGAAATGCATCCGAAGGTGCCAAACTGGCAGCTCAGCTTGCCAATGATGCGAAAGCCCTTAATGAGTCGACTGGCGGCTACTGGAACAGAGCAATGCGCAATGTTCCAGGTACTGCTGAATACACCTTTGATCAGAAGCTAGAAACCATGAAGTCTAAAATCTTCCTGGCTCAAGTTGATCAGATGCGTGGCCTTGGTGCTTTAACAGAATCAGAAGGTGCCGCATTAAAAGCATCCATTGCATCCATTAACCCAAACCAAGACCCGAAGACAGTACAACAAAGCTTGACTGAGGTTGCCAAACAACTTTCAAAAGCTGCTCAAACTGCAAACAAGAAATCCCAAATTTACGCCACTAAAGGCAAAGGCTATTCTGCTGAAGTGGTTGCAGCTGCAAAAGCTCGCGGTGTGTCACCTGCAGAAATGCAGCAGGTTGCTAATCAGCTGGGGATTGATTAATTAAAAATATGGTACTCTCTATTTAATAATAAATAAGGGGTGCTGTATGTGGGCTTTTATCCTTGTAGTAATCTTTGTTGCTTGGGCTGTGATCAAAATTGAGAAGCGACAAAAAGAGATTTTGATTGCTTCAGAGGTTCGTGCAGAGCGCCTGGAAGAACAAGTAAAGCTTTTGGAAATCCAGCATGAAGACAATGAAAAAATGATTATCGATTTATCACAGCGCGTGATTGATCTTGAAGAAAGGCTATCTAATGTTGAACAGCCCTATGAAACAAGTGAGTTAGATAGAATCTAATCACACATCTAAATATAAGCCGCCTTCGGGCGGTTTTTTATTTACCAAAGGAAAGTGTATGGCTACACGTCAAGAACTTGAAAAAGCTCTAAGCAATCCGAATGTTCGAAAAATGCTGAATGTTATTGCGAATGCTGAAGGCGTAAAGCATGGGTACAACACCATATTTGGCAATGAGCGTTCTAGTGATCTCAGCGCCCATCCGAATGTAAAAAAAGAATTCACCCAGACTAATGGCAAAAAGAACTCGACCACAGCAGCTGGCCGCTATCAATTCTTAAAAGGAACTTGGGATAAGGTTTCTAAAAAATACGGCTTGACTGACTTCTCACCAAAAAACCAAGATTTAGCAGCAGTGGCTTTGATTTTAGGTCGTGGTGCTCTGGGTGATGTGATTAAAGGTGATTTCACCAAAGCAGTGGGTAAATTGGGCGGTGAATGGGCTTCTTTACCATCATCGCCTTATGCACAACCGAAGAAATCTTGGAAGGATATCCAGAATATGGTTGGTGAAGTAAAAGCACCGGATCGCAAACCAGCTCAAAACCGGATCAATCAGCTGGTTGCCGCTTATGACAAACAGGCCAAAGCCAGCACCACCAAAAAACAGATTGATCCTCAGAAAAAGCAAGCCAACGTAAATCGATTGCTACACGCTTTCGATAAACAGAATCCCCAAAAAGCACAGCCTTCTGGACTGCCTGATTTTGATGAAAATGGCGTGATTCGAGAAGATCAGCCACCACAACCAAAACCACAAGAGAAGCCACTCAGCACCATGGATAAAATCATTGGTGGCCTAGAAGCTGGTGCAACTCTAGCGACTGGTGCTGTTGGTGGTGCTATTGGTCAGGCTGCAGGTGGCTTGCATGGTATTGCTGAATCTGTAGTGGACGGCACGTTCGGCACTCAGCAAGGTGCACAGAATGCTGTAAATCGAGCTACACAGTTTTCCAGTGCTCTGACTTATGAACCAAACACGGCAGCCGGACAACGTGCCGTAGGTGCAGTTGGCGAGTTCATTGAAGATACTGGGCTTGACACCTTGCCACCTGTTTTAGGTGGTGGTGTTGGCGCATCAGCAGCAACACTAGGTCGCGCATCCGTACCGGTAGCTACCACAGCTGCAAGAGAGGTAGCTCAGGCTGCAAAACCTGTCGTAGCACAAGTGGTTGAACAGGCTAAGCGGCCAGTAAATGCTGTAACGGAAGCAGCTAAAAATGCCTTTAATCGCGAGAGTCCAAACAGTGGTCCAGCACCAGCAAACATTGGCGCGGCTCAGGTAGATCAGGCTACGGTACGTCAGGCATTAGCTCAAGATCTACCAGTTACGCCTGAACTAACTAAAGGCCAGATCAGCCGCGACCCTGCTCAGCTCAAATTTGAAGTTGAAACTGCAAAAGATGGTGAAATGGGTGCACCACTTCGTCAGCGATATGAGCAGCAACATCAAGCAATTCAGCAAAACTTTGATGCATTTATTGATCAAACAGGCAGCCAGACAGGTGGTAATGCTCGCGATGTAGGCTTAATGGTTGATGGGGTCTTAAAAAAGCAAATGCAGTCCGATAAAAACCGTGTCCGTGTTGCTTATAACAAGGCTGATAAGTCTGAAGAAGCCAGCATACCGGTTGATGTGACTCGACCAGTGGGTGTGCTCGAGGATGGTGATATCTCAGTGATTGATTACCTGAACTCGCAGCCTGAATTGCCGACTACTCCAATCATTACAGCAGCTAAACGCACAGCTGTATCGCTTGGCATTGCACAAAAAGCCGATGATGGCAGTTTGGTGCCTGGTAATCCCACGATTAAACAGCTCGAAAAATGGCGTTCTGAGATTAATGGCAACGTGAATCAGGAAGCGCCAAATATTCGACAGGCTACCATTTTGAAAGGCTTTATTGATGCTCATGTCGAACCGTATGCTGGAACGCTGTATAAAGCTGCCCGAGCAGAACGCAAGCGCTTTGGTGACAAGTGGGAAAAGCACACCATCATCAAGGACCTGACCAGCAATAAAAAGGGAACTGATGATCGAAAGGTTGCTTATGAGAAAGTGGTTGATCGTGTGATTTATAGCGGCTCACTGGATGACTTGCGCCAAGCCAAGCGAACCATCATGACAGCTGGACCAGAAGGGAAACAATCCTGGAGTGAAATCCAAGCTGCCGTACTTCAAAACATTAAGGATGAAGCAACTAAAGGCGTAGCACCGGATGCGCAAGGTAATCAGATGATTAGCCCAGCCAAGTTGAACGCCCAGATTCGAAAACTTGACGATAAGCTGGATTTCATCTTTGGGAAAGAAGGTGCTGAGAAGTTAAGAGCCTTAAACGAGGTATCAAAAACAATCTTCACTGTTCCAGCATCAGCAGCAGTCAATCATAGCAATACGGCTGCAACGCTATCTGCAGCAATGGACCTTGTATTGTCCGGCATGTCTGGATTCCCAGCACCTGTAGCAAGTGCATTGCGCATTTCAACAAAACACATCAAGGACAGAAAAGTTCGTAAGCGGGTTGAGGACGCCTTAAATACTAAAGGGAATTCATAGACATCAAAGGTAAGTTCTGGCCACTCAACAAATCAATCTAACCCGATCCATCAAGGTCGGGTTTTTTATTGCCAAAATTTTAATAATGGAATTCACGCTATGACCATGTTTTTAGCACCATATACCGCCATTGCTGATGTTGATGGTAGCCCGCTTGATGCAGGTTATTTGTATCTAGGGGAATACGGAAAAGATCCAGCAAGCTTCCCGGTTGAAGTTTTTTGGGATGCGGATTTTGAAGTACCAGCAGCACAGCCGATTCGAACAAGAAATGGCTACCCGGTTCACAATGGAGGTCCGGCAAAAGTCTACCTAAAAACAGCACAACATTCTATTGTGATTAAAAATAGAAATGGTGCTTTTGTTTTGGTCGACTTCTATAACAAAGGGTGGGATGCATCTTTTGTTGTTGATAAAAATGGGAAAAATCAACAAGAGCTTAATGATGAGTTCAACCTACAGGGCATCAAACTAGAACAGCTCGAACTGAAGATTGCTAAACTTGTGGATACAACTATTCATGTTGAGTCCTACAAAAACTTAGTTGATGCTGATGGGTTTTGGGATGAGGCAATTCGCTCTGCAATTAATGCTGGATTGACATCAGGGAAGATGGGGCAGATAGCAAAAATAAAACTTCCTCGCGGCATTATTAAAGTCAAAGACACTTCTATTTTTACATACAACTCCGCAGTAAATAAGCGTGGCCTTCTTATCGAGGGTGATGGACGATACTCATCTGTGATCTATATAATTACAGAAGGCATTGAAAAGTGGGTCTATAACAACGGCGTTAGTAATCCTAAATTTGACATTGCGGTGTTTAAGGATTTTGGATTCACTTCAGACAATGCGGCATTCGGTAATGGTTTTAAAATTTGGTCTGCCGGACATGAAAAAGCTTTTGTCTTTGATAAAGTAGCGTATGGTAATAGCTTGAACGCGGCAGTTGGGCTAGATACCGCAGCTGGTGGCTTAAATCAGGGCTGGCACTTTTGGGGTACTGGCAATGCCGATCAGACGGACTGGTACAGCCCTGTTGGTCAAACCAATGGCGACTTTATTACTTTAGAAAATAATCAATCTGTGAACTTCAATATTTTTGGTGGTACACAAATCACATTAGGCTCGTATGTTCGCGTCAAAGGTAGTGGCGGGGGAGAGTTTAACGTTTATGGTGCACACATCACAACGATGCAGAAGTCGGGGGATTCATCTAAACATTGGATTCTTGATATTGATGATGGGGTAAACCTAGCAAGTGGCAATGACCGATATAACTTTGACGGTATCCGATTTGAACACAGAAATCTAAATACAGGTTTGGTTAAATACAATGGTGATCTAGGTTCATTAAATTGTAATTTCGACGAATGTAATAGCTCAGGTGTATATCTAGCAAGTGAAGTCGAAGCTGTACGAATTGGTGCACAGAAGAAAGTAATTTTCAATGGTGGGAACTTGAATGAACGACACTTATACAACTTAACATCGACTAATTTGACTTATGCAAACGGTGGTGTTATTGGATTTAATGATGTGATGGCTGGTATTGCTTCCAGTACAGATAAACCACTGTATAACCGTATTACTATCGCAGGAGTTGGGCGTTCTTACGGTCGGAATGTTAGCTATAACGGAAACTATAACTACTCAATTAACAAAGTTGCAGATTTCGACTTAGGGGAATCCGCAAACCCTCGTATGGGCTCTAGGGTTCTAAAGGTCGCACATCTAAAACCCAAAAGTGCTGCCTTCCCTTCTGCTAACGCATCTGCTGTCGAATACACTTTAGAATTACCTGTCGGTTCTTTTATCAAAGGGGTGTATGTTGAACGTCCCGCTGGAGGTACTGGATCATATCAATTATTTGTAGGAAGTAACGACAAGTCTGTTATATATGGGCAGTCAACATTAGGTACTGCTGCTGACATACATAAGATTGATGTAGTAAATGTCAATAAAATTGTGACAGCTTCTAATCAGGTTGTTAGGTTGTGGTCTGGAGGAGATTCCCTATCACAATTGAGCGGTGGCCTAGCAATTATCGAGTATTTTTAATTGGTTTTTTAGTTTAATATGCTACCAAATTTTTATTTGGTGGCATATTTATGATAGCTGATAAGAAAAAAATTTACCCATTTTTATATAGCTTATTAGCTCTTTGTATTTCTATATGGCTCGTCCCACTTTATACATCAGGTGACCAATATCACTATAACTTATTTTTTGAGAATTGCATCTTAAGTAATTATTCTTTAGCAGATAAATATAGCTGTTACAGTAATTATTTAGACTCTCGAGAACCAGGATATTTTACAATAATGAATATACTTGGGAGTGTATTGAATAAAAATACAATCATAATTTTATCTAATGTCCTGCTTACATACTTAATAACAAGATTGATTTTTTTAAACATGAAGGTTGGAATACAAAGACATTTTTTATCCTTTTTTCTGGTTTCCAACTTCTATGTGTTAGTTCTTTTTTTATCCGCTGAGCGACTTAAATTTTCATTCCTGTTTTTACTTCTAGCGTTACTTATACAATCAAGAAAATTAAAAATTATTTGTATATTTTCAGCTCTTATGACT